GATCAGAGTAATCACGTTGGGTGGTTATTTACTGAAGCAATGAATGCTGAATAAAGGTTTAACTACAACATAACCAATACCCCCATTTTCCAGCGCGCGAGCGCTTTTGGGGGCCGAAAGTAAAAAATAAAGTTATGGCAAATAATTTAACAAGTTGGGTTACAATTAAGGCTAACGATGATACATTAAAATATGTTGACTCTTTAGTTACTAAAGCTGAGGAAGAAATCAAAAATGACAATTATGGTATAACATCATTTGCAAAAGCATTTTATAAAGATGTTGATTGTGGAGATGGTGGAGGTGTGATGTATGATTGGGCACTTGATAATATAGGTGCTAAATGGACTTACTTAGAAGAGGTTCAAGATGAAGGAGAATTTTCACTTACATCAGCTTGGTATCCCCCAAAACAATTTTTTATTCATTTATACAAGCTATGTGTTGAATTAGATGAAAATGTAGAAATTGAAGTAAAATATGAAGATGAATCATATGATCCAATAGGTGCTTTTGTTGTTAAAAAAGATAAAGATGGAACTCCTTGTATATGGGGAGAAGAAGATTATGTAGATAATCCTCTTAATGATATGGATTGGGATGATGAAGGTTATGATGAAGCACAACAAGAGTTTTATGATGAAGTTTATGAAATAAAACAAGAACTTTTAAAAGAATGCCACAGGTTAGTTATTACTGATGGTGAAGAAATTTAATAATAAGATAAGGTTATGATAAGAGAAAAACAAGAACATACAGGTCCTATAATAATAGATTTAACAGGCCCAGATGGTAATGCTTATGCATTAATGGCTTATGCAAAGCGATTTGCAAAACAATTAGGGTGGAAAGATAATGGTTCTGCTCTTATAAATGAAATGATGGAAGGCGATTATGAGCATTTATTAGAAGTGTTTGATAATGCATTTGGTGAATTTGTAATATTAGAAAGATGAAAACAAAAGAAGAAATAATGTTAATGTGGATAATAGTAGGAGTAGTAGTGATTCCATTACTTATACTTTTCCCACCCATAGTATTAGTCGGTTTATTTTTATATGCTGCAGTTAATTTATACAAACACTATTCAACATGATATTAATAGTAGACCTTATTTCAATAGAACAATTAGATATATTAGATTCTTTTATATTCATAATAGGTGTTATAATAACATTTACATTTATTTTATTCAAAATATTTAGTAAAGAAGAAACAGATGAAGAAAACGAGTTAGATTATTATTCAAGACACAATATTCCAGGTAAACCAAATAAAGATAAATAAAAATGGGGAGTAAGAAAGTATTCATTAGAGGTATGGGTTGGTGTTATCAGGTAACATCAGAATTAGAAAATAAAATTGAAAAAAACGTGACGGGTGATAAAACAGTTCGTATATTAAATCAAAAACAGAAATGAAAGAATTTATTTATCATGCATTAGGGATTTGTGGTGAACATTCACATCCTCATTTATTAAACATAGGTTATATTGCATTAGTTATGTTTGTAGTATATTTAGTAGTAAGTAAAAAATTAAAATCAAGGTTAAATGAGCAAAAATAGTATAAGATTAACAGTTGAAACAATGTCTAACTGGAGAAGTGGCTTGAAACATATAAAAGAGGCCAAACGAAAAATAGATGATCGAAATAGAAATCGTAATAAAAGAAATAATGTAGAAAAGAAAAGAAGCTTTAAGTAAAATGCGACTTTAACACTACCCTTCAGTATGTATTACTGATAGTAGTGTCGCACCTACGAATAAAAAAAAATAAGTTTGCCTATTGCCTAGTAAGGAGTGTTATTAAACACTGTGCGACCCTGAAAAGTAGTAGGTATTTTTGTTTTATGAATGAGTATAAAAAAAGAACAATCTCTTCTACATCTAAAGGAGAAGATAGAACAACACCTCTACGTCCTAAAGAGGAAAAAGAGGGTAAAAAGGTAATTAAGGGTGATAAGTCAATTTCTTATGAAGATTATCTAAAGTTAAGAGCCCAACAACAGAAGAAAATTACACGTTTAAAAAATGATGAACTTAAAAAAAAGAGGTCATTATGAAAAAGTTTGTAATTTATAGGATAACATTTCCAACAGGCCAATTTTACATAGGCCGAACATACCATAATATAGATTTAAGGCTAAATAGACACCTAACTTCCCTAAAAAAGGGAAGTCATGGTAATACTACTATGCAAGAAATTTATAATGAATATGGTTCTAAAGAATTCAATATCGAGGTACTATTAGAAGATGAGAGTGATGATAGGTACTATGTTAATTTGTTAGAAAACTATTTAATTTGTGACCATCCAAATACAATAAATTATTATAAGGGTAGGAAATCGGATAAACAGTTAGGGAGCTATTTAAAGGAAATGAGGAAGATATATAATAGTAAACATTCCTATGGCGGAAAAAGGATAAATCAAAAGGCTCTTTTAACATAATTTATGAACACAATACGTATATACTCAGCAAATAATTTGGGAAAATGATCATCTCTTTGTATATTGTGGGTAAAAATTTAAGTAAAAAATGACAAATTATGGAAATTGATAGAATAAAAAGTATAATTCACCAGTATTGGGGTAATGAAAATCCAGTATCCGATACAGATTTTGATGGAATGGATTATCAGTGCTATACGGAATCTACTTGTGATGGCTATGAAGTTTATGTTTTTAAAGCTACAGGTGTGGAAATGGATGTTTGTGAGCATGTTCATTATTATGATTCGGATCTAGCGGATAGTTTATTTGAGGTTTTAATTGAGGGCCAGACAGTTTATATTGATTCGTATTTGTGGGATGATCTTTATGTGGATGATCTTTATGAAGAGTATTGGGTTGATCAAATGACTAATACAGATGAGTTGGATGATATGTTTGGGCAAACGGATATGACAGAGGAGGAAAGAAATTATTTAATAAAAGAATATCAGGATGAAGAAGATGAAAAATAATCAGAATAAAATGGAGTATATTAAGTGGTGGGATCGTTTTGATTTGAGTTTATTTAAACGTGTTAAGAATTTAAAAAGAAAAAAACCTAGTGTATGGGATTTTGGCGATTAGGGTTGTGTGTAAAAATGAATTCCTAAAAATGGCAGTTTGGAGGATTTCATGAGTTATATAAAAGTAAACAATAACTAAGTTAGTTGCAAATTTGTTGTTGTAATAGTTTATAAATATGGGGTGTTTGGTTAGTATTAATTTAACCTAGCCAAATACCTAAGTTTTGGTTTTAAGAATATGAATGATAAAAATAAAATAATATGAAATCAAATAATATATTAATGATATTAATTACATTGTCCTTTGCTGGCGCTGTGTGGTTGATAAATAAAAATGGTGCTTTGATGCACGATAAAGTGAACCTAAATAGGGAAATGGAAATGTTGAATGTGAGAATATCGAATGTGGAGGGGAAAATAGAGGAGATAGAAATTGATATGTTTAATATGGGTATTCAGCTGAATAGGATAGAGAGCAAGTTGGGTGATGGTATGGTGGTATCATCGAATAAGAAGTAAATTAATAATATAAAGTAGTAATTTCACAAATTACTATTATAAACTAATAAAAAAAATATAACGGTATGTTTGAAATATTTAATGTAGAAAATGGGAGAAAGTTCTCTCATACTACTAGATTGGGAATGGAGTATGATAAGGCTATTTTGGAACGGTATGGTGTTCCTTATGTCATTGAGTATATGGGAGAGGAAATTTATAACGATGAAGAGTTTGATGGCGATGAGTGAAGATAAAAGAAAATCTGGGATATATAAGGTAACTAACCCTGTGGGGGAGGCTTATATTGGGAAAGCTGTTGATTTGAAGGCTAGATTGACGTCTTTTATGTTGATGTATTCTTCTGTTGAGAGACAACCTAAATTGTGGGGCTCGTTAAAGCAATATGGAGCTAAGGAACATCAATATGATGTATTGGAGGAGTGTGTTGTTGCTGATTTACCTCGTTTAGAGGCTGATTATAAATTGGATTTTGTGTTTAAGCATGGATGGGAAAAGGCTTTGTTTTATAGAATTGAAGAAAATGGTATTGTGATGAGGGATCCATCAATTGTGAAAAAGAAAACAAAAAGAAGACCTAATAATGATGTTGTTATGAGGCATTTTATGAATGGTACTTTGGAGAATGTTTTGTATGATGGTGGGTATTATAGTGATGTTTTTGATGAGGCTGTGTTGAAGGATATTGTTAGGCAATTGTCTTCAAATTAATTACACAACGCTTGGGAAACATATGTAACGTGTGGGAAACAATACTGCTTTAACAAATAGGTGGGATAGTATGTGGTAAACTATAGAGGTATGGGTGATATCATAATGTAATGGTGTTAACCCTTGTCCATCACAATCCACATTTTTTCGACCTACCCTAAAAATATATACGAACAGCACAACTGTTCACAACAAATCACAACCTAGCGCGCAGAGGTGTAGACCTGCACGGGTGAAGATACTGAAACAAACGAAACACACGGTACACCCCCCACCGTTACTGGAATTATTGTTTTGCGGTTACATTTTGTAAAAGAAATGTGTGGAGATATTTGGATACCACAAACAAGGTTCGTATATTTACCATGTAAATAAAGGTTATGTATTTAGAAGATTATCAAATAGAGGATTTAAACAACATGGAGGGTGAGCAATTCTTCATTAACAAACAATATAGCAACACGTGTAAAGGAGAATTACTGTATACTGTTGTAAAGAATGGACAATATGTGTGCCGTGTGAAGGAGATTAAACATGAGTATAATAATATTCAGCCTTCATCATTGACGACATTAGTGCCTGCATGGATGGTATATAATTGCATACAAGGTAGGTAATGATAATAGCTGGCCCGATGTAAGGGGTAACAACGTGGGCATTCGTTATGCCTAGCCTAAATAATTACATCGCGTGCATAAATAAGGCGTAACATATCCTCTACCACCATAGGGGATTTGTTATCTACACTGGTATTACCTATCACATTTTTGTATGTATATTAAATTATAATATAATGTTTATAATATACTATTTACTTGTGGGTGTTGGAATAATGTTTGTTCTAGATGTTCATTTATCCGTACATAAAGATGAAATTAAAGAACTGACTGGTGAGGATATGAGTTATGATAATGTTACTAGGGTTTTTATGATAGTGGCATGGCCCGCACTTGTGATTATAATGATAAGAAGATTACTAATGTAAAATTTCTATGTGGAAATATTTGGCTACCTGAGATAGGGTTCGTATATTTACATCGTAAGTTAAAAAAATAAAGGTTATGTTAAATAAAGAAAATAGAGAAAAAATAAGTTTAAGTTGGAGTAGTAAATCTCAATATGATTGGGAATTATGTTGTGATATAAATTCAGATAACCCAGTTATTACTTGGGATGAATATTTTGAAATAAATAAAGTTCACGTTGAGTTTGAAGAAGGTTGTGAGAAATTAGGAATGAAATTTATATAAAATTAAGGTTATGAATGTAGATAAAATGATTAAAAAACAAAAAGTTGAAAATAATTCAATAGTTAGAGAAAAATTAATGACACAAAAAGATATTGTGTTTACTTGTGGTCACAAAGATGCATTAGGTAGAATTCAAGAATATAAAGTTTATGCTAGTGATAGATCAGATGTAATGAGTTATGCTATTACAGAAAATACTCCATTTGGTAAAATGATGAATGTAAATAAGTTTGGTCCTACTTGTATTACACTTTATACATTTGATATGTTACACAATAGAACGAGTGGGAAAATAAAATATTCAGATATTAAATTTGTGGAGCCAAAAGTTAAAGAATCCAATCCATTGGAAAAATTACCAGATTATATGGGTACAGAAAAAGGTAATGGTACTTATTTTGTTGCAGGATCAAAACTATAATATATGACAACAATAGATAAAATAGCATTAGCCGAGTTTAACATGACATATAACCAATTAGGTGAGAATGAAAAACAATGGTGCAACGATGAAATGGTCAATAACGCGTACAAATATGGTTTATCATGGATTAATGATCACGATAAACATTTACGCAACCCTAACCATAAAACCATAATATAAATAAAAATGTGGTGGGTGATATCCCGTGTAGGGGAAATCCATTAATAGTAATACCAGCAAATATGCATGTGGTGGATGGTGTGCCTGTATGGCAGGTGTGCTACGTACCTTGTATGTATATGGAACGTACTTTATATGTACCTTATGTGTATAGTATGAGGCGGTGGTATGTGGGTATGTGGGCGGCGGTACGTACCTATTATGCATGTATATCCCATGTACGCTGATGTCCATATACGCGTGGTATACGCAAAAAAGGAAGTAGATGTATGTTTAGCAGAAGTACACCTTTTCACCATCGATGTTGTATATACCTATATCCCACAAATGCATATCAAAGGCCCATTTAACCCAAAGGGTCAAAAATCCAAAGATCCCAAATCTCTCTTTTAAACAAATTTTTTTATATCGACAAAAATATATACGAAAGTTACTTATCCATGTATTCCAGAACACAATACATTACTACCCACCACGCCACAAATAAAACCAAAACAAAGGAGGGATGTGATAACATAGCACCAATACATACCCGCCATATTTTACCCCCTAGAAATATCCTTCTCTATATCTTTCCTCACACGTGACAAATACTTTTTCCTTATATCCAGCGACGAAAATGGTACTGACCAAAATTGTCTTGTTCTACTGAACAACATAGACATCTTCCACCCAAACACAAATGTATACACCCCCATCACCAATCTTAATTTCACCGAATTCAAATATAATGTTAATACTGGCAATGCTGGCGCACCATGCGTAATATACGTTCTCACTTTTTTATCCTTCAATTTTGGAATAGGTACCCCATAAGTTTTAGTAATAGGTTTAAATTCATACGCGAATCCGGGAGTAAAAACTTCATCAAAAAACACCTCAAGTCTTGGGGTACAACGAAACCACCAAACAGGTGAAATTATATACAGATGAGTAGACCAAGATACCCAACGTTTGAATTTCTCAATTAATTCTTCTCTAGGTCTTAGATAACTTTCATTATATAAATCCGCTATCTCTATTTCCGCATGAGGTTCTAATGTATTTTTAATCTCCTTAAATATCCCATTATAACAAAAAGATTTTTCATCTGGGTGTGATATTATAATTAGCGCTTTTATCTTCCTTTTCATTTTTGGTTTTTTGATTTAAACCTGGTTGATTTAATTTTTTGTGTATGTTTTGTTTTTCTACCTTTTACTCTTTCTCTCCACATTTTAAATGAAGACTCTTTCATGTTAGTTCTCATTATTTTCCTAACATCATTTTCTTTTAAGCCATATTGGAATTCGATAGCTTCAAAGGGGGTTCTGTCTTCCCAAGCCATTTCAATTATTCTATCTATATCTTCGGGTTTTAGTTCCAATACTTCCTATGATGTTTATCCTACTGGTATTATTATGTAACCAAAAATTAGATAAATAATATAAATTACAACAATTAATAAAATAGCTTCGATTAAAAACTGTTTCCATATAGGTTGTTTAAACTTCCATTCTTTAAATTTATTAGATTTATCAGCTCCGGTTTTTTTAGCTAAATAACCTGTTCCTAATTTTATAACATTTCCTTTTAGATTTTTTATCCAAATTAAAGGCATTAACAAAATTTTTAAAATCTTTACCATTTTAAGAAATTAAAGTGGATATTCCTAATCACCAATAATAGGTGCTATGGCTAATACTAAACCACTACCAACTACTATTAAAACTATTAAACTTACTGTTGTACTCATTTCATTTTTTTAATAAACTTTACAAAATCCCTATCTTTATCAGCTGTTAAACCACCTACGGTATAAATTTTATCATCCTCCTCTGACCAAGGGCCTTGTTCCTCTTGCATTTCTAAAAACTCTTGTACATCTGGATCATTAACCCAATCATCTAATCCTTCTTCACCTGGTAACGGATCATTCACACCTAAAATATTCTCATCATCTGAAATATCATCATCTGAATAATATTGAGATAATTTATCAATCAACCATTCGAAATCTTCATGGTTTTTAGTAGCTAATAACTTAAAAGATATTTCTTCTGCCAATTTTTTTATACCTTTATTCACTTTTTTCCATTTTAAAAATTATATATGGAGGAGGTTCATTAACTAAAGCCGCCCACATTTCAAGTGCCCATTCATCTGCTGACACTTCCCAAGGTCTTAATTCCCAAGGCAAACTATTATTCATTCTCCTTCCCATCCATCTAGGAGGATGTTGATTTAACATCCCATTATTAATATCAATAATATGGCCTAATTCGTGTAACCACACCCACATTCTTTCCCTTCTATTTTTTACCATAAAATTCATATCAATAGTATATAATTTAGGGTTAATTTGATATGTAACTCCTTCAATTAAAGGGTGCAAAGGTGACTCAGGTTTTATAATTATAGTAATACTTGAATCTTTTATAAAGTTTTTAGCAGCCCTATTAATTAAAACAACTTCTCTATAATCCATTGATAAAGGAGCAACTATAGATTGTCCCCATACAGGATTAAATAAAGCTATTAAACAACCAATAACAATTTTTCTTGCAGTCATTATATTACATATTTATATTTGATGAAATTTATTACAATTCTGTTTATATTATGCTGTACTAATTTATTTTCTCAATTACCTGATACGATCCCAAGTAAGGTGAGAATAAATAAAAGAATATTCGCAAATATAGACTTTTCTTCAAGAGGAACAGGATTATCAATCACTAATCTCAAAAGAAAAAACTATAAAAATTTCAAATCGGTAAACTTTTCTATTTCATTCCTAAATCACCCTAAAGAAACAAAAATCACGAACTTTAAGCTTCAAAGGAGAGTTCCATATAAAGTGAACCATATCTTTCAAATTCAACTCCATAAAGGTAATGAAAAACTTTGGATAGACCACCCTACTCCTGAAAAAGGGTTAAAGATTTACAAAAATTATAACATAGGTCCGAATTTAATATTACAAAAACCTAGATATATTGCATATGGGTTCGCTTATGTTCATAGAAAAACACTATATAATCCCTTAATCCACCCAAACCCCTTTTGGGTTCATGATCTTGATGGATATTTTACAGATGGGTTTGCAAAAGCAAGTTTAATACCTGGGTTTGGTGGAGAATATTCTATTATTTTTGAAAAATACAATAGAGATAAAGAAGTATATAGATTAAGTGTAGGTACTAATATTCAGTATTATTTTAAACCTATAATTATACTTTACACATTAAGTGAGCAACTAATCCCAACAATATTTGTAAGATTTTCCATAGGAAAAGTTAAAAGAGGCATGTAGTTTTTGTAACTCTTCCATAAAAGTCGTATATTTATAACCGGATGATTTGTCGCTTTCTCCATAGAAAAATTTGGCTTCCCGAAAGAGGGTTCGTATATTTATGTCATAAATTTAAAAAATAAAGGTTATGATTATAATAAATTACTTAGCAATTGGAATATTTTTAATGTTCGCTCTAGAAGCTATTATTAAGACTTATTCCAACCAAATAGAATACATAGGAGAAGAAGTTCCCACATTCGATAATTTTACGAGAGCATTTTGTGCTGTAATTTGGCCAGTTACACTTGCTATAGTGTTAAAACATATGGTTCAATTTGTTAAAAACATTTTAAAATAAAGGTTATGAAAGAAACAATAAAATACATATTAATATTTTTAGCACTTATATTAACATTAATATTTGCTCCATCATGTACAAAACAAGAAACAATACACCAAAGTGTTTGTATTAGTGGTGACTGTGATGCTTATTACACCGTAGTATATAAAAACCAAGAAATACTTCCTAATGGAAATGGTTATTATGAAATAGAATGGGATGGGTTAAATTATTTCCAAGTTAAAGGAGCATTAACTCCACTAAATGATCAATATGTTATAAATGGAATTCCATTAATAGAAGCTCGATTCGACTCTGATTATTGGGTTGTATTTGATTCTTTACAATTCCAAACACCCATGTATTCTTATTTAGGATGGTTTACAGGTCAAGGATTAAATACACCAATATCAATAGGACCTTATACTTATACTATGAATGATTTAATAGATCTACATCCTCCCCACAATATTGTAGGTTACCAATTACCAAAACATTGGTGTACAGAATGTCCAGCGGCTATATCTTATGTTGGATCATATTCAAAATATAATTACGAACCAACTCAAAACATATTATTAGATAATGAGATGGTAGGGGATACAATAAACATCTATATTGAATCAGTATTTAATACAGAACAAGGAATCCAATATCATGGACATAGTTCCCCAGTTCCTGGAGAAACAATTCAAACACAAATAAAAGTTATAGTTATATAAATGGAAAAAACAGGTTCTACAGAAAAAATCGAATATCCCTTTAACGAATCTAAATGCCTAGAAATATTCCTCCCAGTTTCAAAAAGATGGCATCGAGTTACACCAACTGATTTTAGATCATGGGATGGTAAAAGAAGGTGGCAGGGAGAAAATTATGAAGGCCCATTATACGCTTATGGGACTAATCGCAAAGTTTCACCAAAACACAATAATAAAATCGTTTCAAGCGAAGTTTTAATAGAACGTAATGCACGTTCACAAAAAATACGTTAATGCCTAAAGTTAATATCAGAAAAATCACCGAAGAAAAAGCATCTGAATATGTCAGCCAAAAAGACAATATCCTAAACCTACCCCTTCGTTTCTACACCCTAACACCCGATGAAGATGGGTGGGATAAGATTACATACTATACATCCAGAAGAAAAGGTAAATACTCCGAACGCGGTGAAGGTAATCAATGGGTTTACATACTATCTAACCCATCTCTTAACAACATGTTAAAAATAGGCTACACAAAACACTCCCCTGAAGTTAGGGCTAAACAAATAAGTGCTTCCACTGGCGTACCTATACCTTTTAAAGTAGAATGGGCTTTTAGGTGTTTTGACGGGGAATATTTAGAGCGAGAAGTTCATAAAGAACTAGAAACATATAGAATAAATAAAGAATTTTTTGATATACCACTAGAAGAAGCCCAAGAGGCAATAGAAAAATTGGGAGTTAATTACATTTAGTGGAGCGTATATACGGATCTATAAATTAAAGTATGATGAGAGACCTAAAAAAAGAGTTGTTAAAAATTAAAGGAGGCGATTTCCCTAAATGGTATGCATCGCTTACTAAACTTGAAAAAGCAGAATACTTTCTTGCATTAGAGCAATTCGAAAAAGAATATAAACTAAGAAATTAATTCCCTTTAACTACTAATAAATTGTAGCTTTTTTTAATCTCATTGTATTGAGATAGGGAAATTTTATGTGTGGTTATTAATGTAACTTCATTTCCCTCTATAATTGCTTTTCTGCTTGATGATGGTGTGGTAACTATTTCTGTAGTAGAGCAGCTAACCATCAACATTATTCCTATAAGTGTTATTACATTTTTTACCATATCCCTAAATATACGTCACCTTTAAGTCATATCCAAGTTATATATGACATTTTTTTTCTTGCTTTTAATTTGGAGTATACCTGACTAGTACTATATTTATTGGTGACATGGATATAAACAACATATTTAATTTATTTAGTGGGTCTGATAAAGACAAAAATCAAGTGGAAGAAACTTTCATTAATTTTGAAGATTTTGAAAAAACTCCCACTTATAAAGTAGGTATGTTTAAAAAAATCATATTAAATCAACACACTTTCCAAAAAAAATTAATAGATCTATTTCAAACACCTAATGATGATTTTGAAGTAGAAGGAATGGAAGAAGCTGGAGAATATATAGCCCACCATAGAGCCTGGAGTTATATAAAAGATTGTGAAATCAAAAACACCAGATGGAAAGACTGTTTAAGATCACAACACGATGATTATCTAGATACATCCATAAAATTATCAATATCTTTTTTTGAAGAATCAGAAGAGTACGAAAAATGTGCATTTCTAATAAAAATTCAAAAATATCTCGAAAGTAGTTTGGAGTCAGAATCCTAACATTGTACATTCCCATCACGGGGTTTGAAAAAAACGTATAATAAAAAAAGTGTGACAATGTGACACACATTATTAAGGGACATACCCTGTTAAAATATAATTTAAAGTTATGAGAAATAAAAAATTAGTACAAAACAGACTTTCTACTCTCCAGGGTCAATTGAAAAAACTTGACATGCAAATTCATAGAGGTGGATCCAGAACAGAAATTAATGAATCACAAAGAACAGTTACAGAAACAGTTCAAGATATTGTTGATATTGTAGAAAGAGAAGCATAATGAGTTTATCCGCAGAACAAATTCAATCAAATTGGGAAAAATTTCTATCTAATATTGAAAAATATATTAAAGGGGATCGTAAACAGTTATTACTTGATTTTTATAATAAATTTGAGGAAAGAATAGCAATGATGCCTGCTTCTCATAAAAAGGAATACCACTCAGCATTCCCAGGTGGTTATGTTGATCATGTTAATAGAGTTGTTGATGCCTCCCTTAAAATATACGATGTATGGAGTGAATTTGAAATGGATAGATCTACATTTACTATTGAAGAATTAGTATTCTCAGCAATAAACCATGATTTAGGTAAAATGGGTGATGAAGAACATGAATCTTACGTCCCCCAAACTGATAATTGGAGAAGGGAAAAACTAGGGGAAGAATATATGCATAACAAAGCTATTGCATTTGCTGCTGTACCAGATAGAGGTTTATTTTTACTTCAACAACATGATATAAAATATTCTTTTAATGAAATGGTAGCAATTCAAACACATGATGGTTTATATGACCCAGCAAATGAAAAGTATTTAAAATCATTTATGCCAGAAACTAAACCAAGAACTTCATTACCCTTTATATTACATCAAGCAGATATGATGGCGGCTAGAATTGAATTTGAAAAAGAATGGTTACCTAAATTTAAGGGTAAAACCCCAAACGAACCTAAAGTAAAAAAATTAGATGTAAAAACTAAAACTCTTGGTTCAATGAAAAGTGAAGGTTTAAAAAGTATGTTAAATAGCTTATGATATTCACACCAACCACCACAATAATAGCAATATCAATTTTATCAATTGTAGTATTAATTTTTGGATATACTACTTTTAATTTACTTCGTAAAAACGAAAAACAAGAGGATATTTTAGCAGAATATCTTAACTACTTAGATAGATTATCCAAAACAATAGAGGTTTCAGATAAAAAACTTAAAGAAATAGATCAAGCAGGTACATTTAAATCAGATGATGAAGTTGGATATTTCTTTAAATCAATTCAGGACATTCAAGATATTTTGAATGATTTCCAATTAAAAGAAACTAAATGACCCCTGTTAAAAAGAAAAGAAGACCTAAGAGTAAAAACTACTTTACTAAGGATACTGAAAACGCTATCGTTAGATATAACCATGAACCTGACCCAAAAGTAAGAAGTCAAATATACAGGGATGAAATTCATTATGCTTTTTTTAAGTTAACTGAAAACATAATACACACATTTAAATTTTATTATACAGAAGTAAATAAAATAGAACACCTCCAACATGAGGTAATAACATTTTTATTATCTAAATTACATTTATTTGATCCTGCTAAAGGAGCTAAAGCATATTCATATTTTGGTACCATAACTAAAAATTGGCTTATAATATATAATAATAAAAATTATAAAAAACGTATACAAAAGGCACCAGTAGATGAATTATTCAAAAATGATAATTACTCTTATCAGATGGGTGAAGAAAAAGAAAAAGATAGATTATCTATTTTTATAGACAGTTATATTAAATATGTTGAAGAACGATTTAATGAATTTTTCCCCAAAGGCAATGATGCTAAAGTAGCGGATGCTATATTAGAATTATTTCGTAAAAGAGAAAATTTAGAAATATTCAATAAAAAAGCCCTATACATTTATATACGAGAAATAATGGCTAGCCATGGTTTAGAGGTTAAAACCCCTAAAATTACAAAAATAGCAAATAAGTTATATGGTTTATTTAAAGGTAGTTATGTTTTTTATCTAGAAACAGGGTATATAGACTTCGAAAGATCTTAAACAATCATATTTATACAAGAATTAAAACGTATAATTATGAGTCATTTAGATAAAAAAGTATTTGGTAAAAAATCTTACTCGGATCTACTTAAAGAAATCTACGATAATCAAAAGAAAAAAGAAACCCAAATCACGGCATTAATTAACGAATTAAAACCTTTAATTAGTGATATAGGTGATGCTACAATGATAGTACCACTTATAAAAGAATATATGGAACTAGGTATTAAAAATGATGAAGCTTTAATAAAAGTTGCTACAATATTTCAACGTATATTCGCAAATGAAGGAACAGAAGAAAATGGGTTTGGTATTTCTGAAGCAGAAAAGGAACAACTTTTAAAAGAAATTCAAAATCTACAATTACCACCTAAAAAAGAAGAATAAATGGGTCTTGACACGGGAATATCAGCAAATCAAAAACCCACTATAGGAGTTCAAACTAGTGGAATAAATAAAATACCTCAAATTCTAGAAAAGGTAGAAGGAGGGATTTTAGTCTGTAGGGTAAAAGATATAATTTTAAATAATAAATTTCCAAATATAGAAAAATATGGTGGGGAAAATTCAATAGGTTCTATTTTTTGTAAACCTAGTAGTAAAGCATCACCTGATTTTGATCTTTCTAATTATATTTTTGCAAAACCCTTTAACCCACAATATTGTAATTTTCCTTTAATAAACGAATTAGTTTTAGTATTCCAGCTCCCAAGCACTCAAATAAAAAATAATAATAAAGAAACTTCCCATTATTACATGAGTATGGTAAGTTTATGGAACCATCCTCATCACAATGCATATCCTGATGTAGAAGATGGGAAAGATGACCAAGATCAATTAGATGATTACGAATCTTCAACTAGTGGAAAAGTAAGAAGGGTTAAAGATGAAAGTACAGAAATAGATTTTAAAACATCTAAAAACAAATCCCAACACACTTTTAAAGAAATTACAAATATTCACCCCTTATTACCTTTTGATGGTGATGTTATTCACCAAGGTAGATGGGGCAATAGTATTAGAATAGGGAGCACCGCAAAATACAAATCTCCCAAAC